TCTACAAAGCGAATCTAAAGCAAAAGTTCTAGAAGAACGCCTTAGTAAACTCCAAGAAAGAGAGTTAGAAATTTCTCAACAAGAAGCTGTAAAAAGGTTAAGAGAAAAACATCCTGATTTTGAAGATATTAAAAACAGTGAAGATTTTCATAACTGGGCTAAAGAACAACCACAATCAATACAAGATTGGGTTTACAGCAACGCAAACGATGCTGATTTAGCTACTAGAGCTTTAGATTTGTTTAAAAATGATTTAGGTATAGGAGTTCCTGAAAAGAAAAAGTCATCTTCTAAAAAGACTAAATCTGCTGCTGATATGGTTTCAACTAAAACAACAAATATTGAACCACAGCAACAAAAAATTTGGTCTGAAAAGGAGATTTCTGCAATGAGTATGGATGAGTTTGATAAACACGAAGCTGAAATCAGCGAAGCTATGCAACAAGGCAGAATCGTTAAATAAAACTATAAACACAAAGGAGTATTATCATGGCTCAATTTTTTGAACCTTCAACTGATACTGATGCTAACTTTGCAAACTCCGTAAGTGGACAAACTAATAGTTTTTTCCTACCTAAGATATATTCCAAAAAGGTTTTAAACTTTTTTAGAAAAGCCTCGGTAGTTGAAGCTATTACTAACACCGACTATGCTGGTGAAATTTCTGCTTTCGGAGACTCAGTTAGGATTATTAAAGAACCTGTTATTTCCGTATCGGACTACACAAGAGGTTCTGACACTACTGCTACTAAATTAACTGACCAAGAGTTAACTTTAGTCGTAGATAGTGCAAAGGCGTTTAAATTCATCGTAGATGATATTGAAACAAATATGTCACACGTTAACTTCAAAGAAGTAGCAACTTCATCTGCAGCTTATGCATTAAGAGATTCTTATGATGCTGCAGTTATAGCTTCTATGTTCTCTGGAGTTTCTACATCTGGACCTGACCACGTGCTAGGTGCGGATGCCTCGGCTGCTACCCAATCTATGGGAGCACACCAAGTTGGTTCTAATTCTATCGACCTTACAGGTTCTGATGGTACTGGAACTGACCCACTTGACGTAATGGCATTTATGGCTAAGTTACTAGATGAGCAAAGTGTTCCTGAAGAAGGAAGATGGTTCGTTGCACCACCTTCGTTCTACAATGAACTTTCTCAATCTGGCTCTAAGTTATTGTCTGTAGACTTTAACGCAGGTCAAGGCTCTATAAGAAATGGTCTTGTATCTAGTGGTAAACTAAGAGGATTTGACATGTACAAATCTAATAATGTTGCTGCTGCTAGTACAGCTACTGGTAAAATACTTGCCGGTCACATTTCTTCGACTGCAACTGCACAAACTATTATCTCAACTGAAGTGTTGAGAGACCCAACTTCGTTTGGTGACATAGTTCGTGGATTGCACGTTTACGGAGCAAAAGTGTTAAGACCTGAAGCATTAGTTTCAGCTTTTTACACAGTTGATTAATAAAATTGGGGGAGTCTTCGGACTCCTCCTTTTATATAAACATAAATAATAATGGCAACAACGTATTTAGAATTATCAAATGAAATATTACGAGAGTTAAATGAAATACCTTTAACCTTATCAAACTTTGCAACTGCTACAGGTTTTCAACAATTTGTTAAAGACTCAATTAATAAATCTATTTTTGATATAGCTAATGAAGAACCTGAATTACCGTTCTTTTCAGCAGGACTAAGTGGTGCTACTGACCCGTTTTATGGTAATACTACTGTTGCTTCAGTGATTGGACAAAGATGGTATAACTTAAAAGCAGATAGCTCTAGTATTATTACTGATTTTTCTAAAGTTGATTGGGATGATTTTTTTATTACCACTGTAAATGTTAGTGGGGAAACAGCTCCGTTTGTATCTAAAGGTTTAAAGTTTTTAACTTTAGCTGATTGGACTAGATACTATCGTAATGCGGAAAATAATGACGATGCTGATTCACAAAGTTATGGTGAACCAACTTATGTTATTAAATCACCAGACAATAGAAAGTTTGGATTAAGTCCAATACCTGACAAGATTTATAATGTACATTTTTATGCTTTTGCTAGACCAACTGCTTTATCAGCTTTTAGTGATGAAATGGTTTTACCAGACCAGTATAAAAATGTAATTTTAGCCAGAGTAAGATATTATGTTTGGCAGTTTAAAGAAAGTCCACAACAAGCAGCATTTGCTTTAGAGGACTATAAAAAAGGCATGAGACAAATGAAGAGTGTATTAATTAATCCTACACCTAAATACATGACCGATGACAGAACATATTTTTAGGAGATATAAATGACCACTAAGATACCAGTAGAATTATCAAGTAC